TGACTACTGGCTTCTCTAAGATGTATCAAGATGCTGCTCTCTTGCTGGCTGCAGATAAGAAGTTCACTGAATTCGGATTCCCCGATTTCATGAATGTGGATCCTTATCTCTTGGTAAACCTTGAGTAATACCGGTTTTCTTCATTTCCAAGTTTTTGTTTTTAGGGGTAGTCTTTATGGGCTACCCTAACTTTTTATAATACCAAAATCTTACAACAATGGCTAAATTATTTACAGTAACTGTGGGTTCAAGAGCTTATAGCTTTCATGATCAATCTACAGGCATTACAATTGCAAGAGGAGAAGTTAAAGAATTAAGTTCTCGTCAGTTTAATTCTAAGAAGATTCAATTGGCTTTGGCTTCTGGTCATCTTATTATGGTAGTAGACAAAAATACTCAACATTCTAAGTATACTGATGATCAGATCGAAAAGTTGGCAAAGAAACTCCAAGCTCAGATTGCCAAAGGTATGACGGTAGAAAAGATCGCTAAGGGCTATCCCTTAGAGGAAGTAAAGCTAATTGCAAAGAAATACGGCTTCGAGATCGAAGATACCGATACTGCTGAATCTCTGATCCAGGCAATCATTGAGGATTCTGAGAGTCACAAAGAAGAAGAGTAATCACTCATTTAAAATATAAGAATTATGAAGAAGTTTATTTTTATGTTTATGGCTTTGTTAACCTTAGCCATACCTGCATTAGCTGCTGAGGATATTGGAATTGCTCCAGCTTCCGAAATAGTTATAGATGTTGGCTCATTCACTGGAATAGTAGCTTTAGTATCTATGATTGCTACTCAGATCTTAAAGGTAATCCCAGCTATTAAGGAAAACAAACTGGCAAAGATCGGTATATCAGTTGCCGTCGGTATTATAGTTTGCATGGTATGCTGGGTATTACAGGTATCACCTATATTAATTAGCATGGAATGGTGGGTAGCTCTATTATACGGCTTAGCTGCTGGATTAAGTGCTTGCGGATTCTATGATATCATTAAAGCTATCTATAATACGATTATAAAACCAGATAAATCCAATTAGGTATGGGCAAACTAGACTTCGTTTACACTACGTCAGGTCTAGAAGCTTCATTCCGAGTAATATCCAAAGTCCCAGTTAAGGCCATACTTGATTGGGACTTTGGTGATGATAAGGGAGAGGTTTTCAATGGTAAAAGGCATGAATCCTATTCTTATGAGGAATCAGGTTTTTATACTGTTACCCTGACTGTTTCAAATTCCAGTGGTTTGAATGAAACTGTTCAAAAAACAATTGTCATTTGTGATTATGCCCATACTACTCTTCCTGATAGTATCTATAATCTCATTGACAATTACCTTCCAAAAGAAATCGCTGAAGAACTAACTCAAGAAGAGAAAGCTCTTTTCATTCAAAAATGGCAATTGTATATTGGTCCTCTAGTAACACATTTAATTCCACCAGATAAATATAAAGACGAGTTATGGTATGAGGCACTAGAAAATCAGCTGATTATGGAATTAGCGGTATTCGATTATCTTCAAGTCCAATTACTTAAACTTTTAACCAACACCGGAGAATCACTTAGTGAAATCACTAAGCCTGGTGGTAATGATTCTGAAGATGGTGGAGCTAGAGGGGATAGAGTTAAACAAATCACTACCGGTCCTACTGAGGTTCAATTCTATGATTCAGTATCTGATAGTATTAGTTCTCTTTGGAAAACATTCTCAAATGCAATGCAACCAGGAGGAGTAATCGATGAACTTCGGAAAAACATTTGTACTCTAGCTGAAAGGTTAGAGATATTCTTACCATTCTGTAGACAACCCTATTCACTTGTAGTACCAAGAGTAGTAGATCGAAGAATTGTTACTCAACTGGCAGGTCCTAATCCTACAGCCCCCTTGAATAGAGGTTCATTCAAATTAGTTAAGAAATCCAGATCATGACTAAACCAATCTCTAGATACTTAAACAATAAAACCTGGGATAGATATAAACGTATCATCACAGAGTTTATAGATTTCGATGCAGGAAGGCAAGATATTATATGGGCAAAAAAGGTAAACCAATTCCTTGATCATGCCGAAGATAGTTTACCTTCTTATTATGAAATTCATATTGAAGCCCTTTGTTATTATAACTCTTTTAGGAATTGGCCAATCAATAAGGCAACTGTATCTGGGGAACTGGATGATGAAAATCTTTCGATACTGATTTCTAAATCATATATAGAAAGGCTTGGGTACCTTGATGAACACGGGTACTGGAGATTTAATTGGTCAGAAGATAGGTTCATCATAAATGGGATAGTTTATAAACCCGATGGTGATACCCAGGTAGCTCAAGCAAAAGACGAAGCTCTGGTCTTCTTGGTTATTCTTAAAAGAGATCGTGACACAGTTGTAAACTTTATAGAACAATAATATGGCACAGTTATTACTGAGATGGACAAAGGTTACTTTCAATAACCAGGAATGGTATGATAGTAATATAATAATCCTAAATGGTAATTCTGGAGTACATCTAGAAGTTGATGGAACAGGGAATTATATATCAGTATTTCAAAGTATGACTGGTATTAATTTCGTAACCCGGCTTCAAGATTACTTTGGACCTGTTTGGGATATGATACTTCCTTTCCCAGGAATAGGCCAGGCAATTAAATTGAGAGTAAATAAGCTACCTACCTTCGGTATTATTAAAGGCGATGTTCAAGATGGAGGAGATGGTGATGCTACTGACAATGCTTTTGCTGGTTCAGAAGGAATCCTATTCTGTGGAAAGGGCGGAGAATATTTCTTAGGGAAACCTAAGGCAGTTGGTTAATTATTTAAAACCTTATACCTATGTATACAAGTAAGTATTATACTGTTGAAGAAATCGATGAGAGACTTAAGCAGGGTTATCTCAATGATGCCACTGAACAAGGCTTTGTCGGTACTATGAAAGAGTTCTGGGCTCTCTTTCTTTCGATTGCCAATAAGGTAGATAAGAAAGAAGGCTATGGTTTGTCTCAGGAGGACTTTACCACAGAACTGAAAGATAAGTTAAATTCTCTTTCTGGAGAAATCCCAACTAAGGTATCACAGTTAGAGAATGACCTTAAGTTCCAAACTAAAGAAGAAGTAGAAAAGTATATCAGTGACCTTGTAGATGGTGCTGATGGAGCATTGGATACTCTTAAAGAGTTGGCAGATGCCCTGAACAATGATCCCAACTTTGCTACTAACCTTACTAATAAACTCATTGAGATTAGAGATGCTCTTACTGCTGAAGTTAATCGAGCAAAAGCTGCTGAAGCTGCTCTGCAAGAAGGTCTCAATGAAGTAGATGCAAAAATCGAAAAAGCTCTTCAGGGTCTTACTGATACCATCGATAAAACTATCAAGGACATCAAGGACATCAAGGATTCAGTCAAGGTTTTAGAACAGAAAGTAGATAAAAATACCGAGGCTATTTCTAATGTAAAAGTGGAGGTAGCTGGCCAATTAGCCGATTTCAAGGTAGAAGTTCATAAGGAAATCGATCTTGAAAAAGAGAGAGCTATTACTGCCGAGAATGCTTTGCAAAGAGAAATAGATAGCTTGAAAAATGGCTCATCTAATGACAAGGCAGAATTAGAACAAAAGATTCAGCAAGAGGCTACAGAACGAGCTCGTGCTGATGAAGCTTTGCAACAGAACATAGATAATGAAGCTAAAGCTCGTGAACTTTCTGAAGAGGAAATCAAAAAAGCCCATCAGAAAGATATTGAGCGTATTGATGGTGAAAAGGTAAAATGGGATAAATTCCCTACTTCAGAATTGCCCAACAGAAAGGGTATAGTTCTTGAAAATGGGGATCTTATCTTGGGCAAAGATCTTAATGGGGATACTTTGCCTTTAGTTCAACTTAATCGTTGGGGTATAATCGATGCTGGTTCTCCTAAGGCTCCCTATAATATCAATACACCTCAGGGAGAAAGACCTACTATTCAAGAAGCAGGGCAAACTAGAGAACAAGCCTATCACATGGCTTATCAAGAAGATCTGGCTCACATTAGTGAAGAGATCGATGAAAAAGTTAAAGCTGAGGCTGATGCTCGAATTGCTGCCGATGAATTATTGGTAAAGAAAGAAGAAGGTAAGGAATTATCCTCTAATGATTTTACTGATGAATTAAAAGCTAAGCTAGAAGGTATAGAAGAATTTGCTAATCGTATCACTAATGTATCTCAGTTAGTAAATGATTCTAAGTTCCAAACTGAAGAAGAGGTAAAAGCTGCAATCGAAGGCATTATTGGTTCTGCTCCAGATGTTCTTGATACTCTTAAGGAAATTGCCGATGCTCTGGGTAATGACCCCAACTTTGCTACTACCATCACCAAGAAGTTGGCTGCTTTGGCAGAGCAAATTAACCAAGAAGTAGAAGATCGTACAAATGCTGTATCTCAAGTACAAGGAGACTTAGATACCAAATATCAAGAACTTTCTTCTAAGATCACTCTTCAAACTGAAAACCTTAATAAGGAGATTTCAGATCGTAAGGAAGCCGATACTGCAATGAAGTTAGAGATAACCAATCTTGGAACTTCTCTTACGGCTTTGGGAACGGAATTGAGACAGATTATCAATCAGAATTACCAGACTCTTCAGCAACAGATTCGTGCTCAGGATGCTCTTATTCAAGAGAATACCCAGGCTATTCAGACTAACCTATCTTTGATCCAGTCTTTACAGACCAAGGTAGATACTAATGTTAGTAATGTGGATAAACTGAAGAAAGATCTTGAAACTGAAGTAGCTAATCGTAAAGCTGCCGATACTGCTTTACAAGAGAAGATTAATACCAATGCTGATGGATTGGCTAAAGAGATTTCTGATCGTAAAGCTGCAGATCAGGTTCTTCAACAGAATATCGATGCAGAATCTCAAGCAAGAACCCAGGCAGATTCCCAAATTAGAACTGATCTCTCTAAGAAGATTGAAGATGAAGCTACTGCAAGAACCCAAGCTGATACTCAGATAACTCAGAAATTAGATCAAGAGATTATCGATCGTAAGGCTGAGGATGAAAAACTTTCTCAACGCATTACTGAGGAATCTCAAGGTCATACAGAAGCTATAGAAGATTTACAAGCAAAGGTAACTAAGAATACCCAAGATATTACTGCTGAAGTAAATCGGGCTACTGCAAAGGAAAATGAAATTGCCCAGAATTTGGCAACTGAAACCCAAAATAGATTAGATGCTGATTCTGCAATGCAGGCTTCTATTAAAAAGGTTGGAGATGACCTTACGAAATTTAAAGCTACTAAGGATCAAGCTAATGGTTTGGCTTCTCTTGATGGTAATGGTAAGATTAAACCAGAACAATTACCCGAGGGAGCTACCTACAGTATAATGGGTATAGAGAAACAGGTAAACCTTCTTTCAGATCGTGATTCAGTACCTGATATGGAAGTTGGTGATAGACTTTATGTTCTTGAAGATAAAAAGATCTATACTAAAACTGTAGATGGCTGGGATAATGGAATCGAACCTAAAGAAGATGTAATCTATAATTTCCGTAGAGCTGATGAAGAAGGTCGTATCAATATTACCAAACGATGGGATGGTAAGGATATGACTGTAATCTCAGAAACTGTAGTACTGGGAGAAACTCAGGGTACTGCCTATGAGGGTTCTAAGGGTAAGCTATTAAAAGATAGGATTGATTCTTTGCCCAATAGTGTAGTTTCTGAGGTAATTTTATATAAACCGAATGCCTTTGAAGAAAACCCAGTTAGGAAAAATAAAGTGGGTATAAATGTGAAACGGTATGAAAAGAAGCCGCAACATGAAGAATGGGAATTCAAAGCTTCTACAGAATATGATATACCTGTTGCTTCTTTAGAGGATGGTGGACATGGAGGACTTATGTCATATGAGGATAAAGTACTTCTCCAGAAACTTGCTGCTTCAGTATTCCCATTAACTCTTACAGTAACTGGAGGTGGAGTATATCGGAAGACTACTACTCAAACCGTAACAGTAAGTTGGTCACTCAAACAAGGTCCCGATGCAGTTACACCAGATTCTTTAAAGGTTAATAACGAACCAGTAGATGTCTCATTAACTTCTAAACAGTTCCCGGGAATTGCTGTTAATACCACCTTTAGAGTTGAGGCAACTAAGGATGGAGTTACTAAGACTGGTTCTGTTTCTGCAGTATTCGTTAATCCTTCTTATTTCGGAGTAGTAGAAAGTAACTTTACTCCTACCCCTGAAGGTATCCAAGGTTTAAGCAGTGGTGAAATCATTAAGAATAGCAAAACATATAATACTTCAGCATTCAACCAAAATGCTCAGAAGAACTGTTATGCTTATCCTAAAGTATTTGGAGCTCTTACTTCTATTACGGATGGTAAGAATGAGTTCATCAATTCTTATACTCGTAGTGAATTGGAAGTAAATGGGGAAATGTATTATGTATATGTTCTTTCCGAAGCTTCTACAGTATCTAATTACTCACTTCAATTCAAATAATTATGGCAGTACAATATATTGATAACCTTTCTTATAAGGGAAAGAAGCCAAATTTTGAAAGAGATCAATTCAAAACTTTGGCTGAGATGAAGGCTTTTTCTGAAGCTGATATTGATGAAGGCCATTCTTCTTACTGTCTTGAAGATGGTAAAAGATACACCTTCAAATCTTCTAACTCAGTAGATCCTACTACTGGTAGATGGAGAGTAGAGAATAATCTAGGTGGAGGGGTAGAAGTCCCCTCTAATCCTCAACCAGGCCAAACTTATTTCGATACTAAAGTTAATAAATTGGGTATCTGGAATGGCAATGCCTGGGTAGATTCAATGGGTAATCCTTTGGATTCTAAACGGCAAGGTACTACCGAAGAAAGACCTCAAGGAGTTCAGGTTGGGTATATTTATTATAATACCGAAGAAGAGATCTTCGAGGCTTGGAACGGTACTGCTTGGGTACCTATTACCTACTTGGTAACTTCTGTAAACCAAATCACATTCAGTTCAGATGGTGGAGATATACCTTTCGAAGTATATTCTAATGCCAAATGGACTGCTAAATAACTTATTCTATAACCTCAAAAAAAAAAACAAATGGACAGAGAAAAATTGAGAGAGGCTAGAACCATTGCAGGATGGGCTCACCTTGACAAGAAAAGTGGTACTGGTAACAGTACAGTACAGGTAACAGTAGATGCTTATCTCGGTCGTAATAACCGTAACACTACTATTCAAGTTGCTACTAACGGAGGCGTAAGCAAATCCGTATCTGTAGTACAGAATGGTAAGGCAATCTACATCACTAAAGAATCGGATCCTAATGTGGGAGCAGAGGCTACTACTGCTACTGTAAAATTCAAAACCAATGTAGCGAAATTCAAACTCGAGATTGGCAACAGTGGTACAGTAGGTTCTGTAAAAGTAAACGACGTAAATGTTCCAGAAGCTGGCGGTATTTATACTCCGGCTGGTGACCCGGGAACTAGCGGTGAATATGTAGTAACTGTAGTTGTGAACTTTGCTGCTAACGGTTCTATTCAGAACAAACAGTACACAGTTAAGGCAAGTGATTCTGTAAATGCAGAAGTAAGTGCTACTGCTACGATTACCCAATCTGCTGCTGATTCTAACTTGACCGTTAGTCCTGAACAGCTTACCCTCGAAGCTACTGGTGGTTCTAAGACTATCACCATTACTTCTAACGATAGCTGGACTATCTCTTAAAAGTAATCAAGT